ATCCTCTTCTTCTACATGTCTTGCATATTCCATTCCCGCATAACCTACTAACACCAAACCATTATCATCAATAGAATCTTGAGCAAGCTGTTCTCCTTTCTTAACTCCTTTCGAACCCTGTTTTATTTGTTTTGTATTTTGTTTCTCTATTTTACCATCAATACCTATTGCATATCCGATTGATGACCTTAAGTTTCCTGTCCTATCACGATATGTATTAAGGCTTCTCGCATCATTAACAAATCCTTCTCCTACACGCATGAATAAGTTTGAAAATCTCTTAATTTCATTATCAAAATAGCTTTCTAATTTTTTCTTATTTTCCCTTTCAGAAAAATTGCTTTTCAAATCCATACTCTTACATGCGTTTGCTTTTTTTCAACGTGTAAAACCTTGTATTTCTTACCAGATATTTCGCAAGATAAAGTCGATTCATCAACATTCAAAAAATCGTCAGGATTGTCGCAAAATATTTTATATGATGCTTCAATTTTTCTGCCGTCTTGAGTTATGACTTCATTTATTCCTGCTTTTTCCAACCGACAAGGTATAATCATCGTCAGCGTAGTGCCTCCGGATATTTTCCCGTTTAAATATGTATATCCATGCTGCCACTTAAAAGTAGCTGTATGCGGTCTTTTATCTACCATTGTGATTCTCCATTTAATCCTCCTTCCGAAAGATTATATTTTCTCAAAATTCTTTCTCTCTCGGATAGTAATGAATCAGTATTAAATTGCATTGATAATTCACCTTCAGAAAAGCTCGGTCTTGATGCAATGTAAAATAGAATATCTGCAAGACACAAATCAATTTCTTTCTTGTTCTCAATTGTATAAATGCCACTACCATTGAGGCTATGGTCTGATAGAGTTTTCTCTATCAAACCATCCTCAATAATAAAAGGGAGTAATGCCGTTAATGCTTCTTTGTTAGTCATTATGACCAGGTTGTTGCATTTGTTTTCTGGATGTATATGCCATCCACTGCATCAATAACAGGAAAAGCATTTGCCTCGCCTTTGGTTATTTCTGCAACCGGATCTGTTTCAGAATATTTACTTACAAGCACAAATTCTTTCTTTGCCTGTATAACATTCTGCGGGGGATTTGTTTCTTCGGCAATTGGCCCGTGAAGCAAACGACCTACTCTTTCATATGGGATATAAGTAATGTAATGGTCTGTCCAAGGGTTTTCATAGGATACCTGACCATTTACATTCTCAATACCTATTACGGTATCAATTATTTTAATAGTCGGTTTCCCATCTGCCTGCAATGCTTCATTCGTTACTTCAATACCCGGAGCCCTTTTAATTCTTGTCCCTCCATATACTGCATACGGAGCAACAAAATCTTTCACTTCGGCTGTTGCCCTGAAACGTTGCCAAGTTGCCGGATTCATCAGAATATATTGAATTTTCTTCCCTTCTGATTGTGCTAATGCTAAAACCGTTTCAATGTCGGTAATTGGTTTTGCATTAGCTGCATCAGCCCAAGCTGTACCAACCCCAACTTTATGACTGCTCGCAATCTGATAATCAATTGCATTTTCTGTAACAACTCCGCCAGGGTTTACAGTTTTGTTCAATGTAATTGACCCGTATGATAATGCTTTCAGTGCAAGCCATTCTGCCCTTGCCATTACGGCATCCATAACAAAATCAACGTCACCGAATACCAAATTTAATAATGCCATCTGGTCTGGTGTTGCTTTTGCCTTCAAAATATTGTATGTATTGATATCGCTTTCCTTCATTACCCTTTTTACCCTGATTGGGGGTATTTCGCCGGTCATTTTTGACACGACCTTTCGAGCTTTCAAAGGAGCGCTTGAATCATACGATACAACATCTGCAGCAATTCTTGCGCCAACATCACCCGTCAACGTCTCCCAAGTTAAGAACGGGGTCGAAGTAATCGGGAATAGCGTTGGAAAATAAAACTGGTCAAAAACTCTTGCATTAACATATGCTTGCAAGGTTTTTTTGTTAATCTCCTTCAATAATGTATGTTCCATTTTTTAGCCCTCCTCGATTATATGAAAATGAAATTTGACCCCAATCTTGTCTTAAGGTCGGCATTTACGTAATATGGTAACAACGATTCTTTCGCTGTGACCCGCACACCTGCAGCTACCCAATTACTACCATTTGATTGTATTTCTACGTCCCTGATAGTCATTGCCTTTGGAGTATATTTCGGGACGCTTACACCGCCCGAAGCATCTTCTGCCGCTACTTCAATAAATATAACTCCGTTTGCTGCTGTCATAGCAACGCCAAGCGTTGTCCCGACTGTTAGCGTATCATAATCAGCATTTGATGTATCAATGCCAGTTATGGTATAGGCTTTGCAGTTTGCTACGTCTTTTGTGGTAATAATATCACCAACCTTGAACTGATGATTTTTTAATACCTTATAAGACGTCGCCGAGCTTGTTGCGTCTGCTTGTAGTTTTGCAGTTTTGACCAAATGATATTGGCCCGGATTAGCGGGGTCTTCTCCAACAATAGCCCCGGCTAATATTTCAGTTGTGTCGCTTTTAAGAGAAGCTCCCATTAAGGTTATTCCTCCTGGAATATCTTCAATCACTTTTCTTATTACGACACCCCTTTGTGTTTCGGTTTCTTTTTTAATTCTCATTGTCGTAAAATTTTAAAGTTTTTTACCAATAATTCCTGAATCAGAAGCTACCTGCCCTTTGTTCTTTGCAAAATTTTGAATTTCTGATTCTAACAAAGTTTCTCCATTAAACGAGCTGCGTGGTATTCCTCCTTCTCCAAAAGTTTCAAGCAAAACATGCTGTTTGAAGTCTGTATATTCCTTTTCGGCAATAACCAGCGCTTCATCCAACTTATCAATACTTTCAACTGTGAATTTTTTCGCAAAGTTTTCAGGAATTTTCTTTTCTTTCGCTTTCTGTAAGAATTGGGCCCTTAAAGCTTCTTTTGTCTGCTTTTCGGTCAAATCTTTTACTGTCTGCGTCAATCCCTGAATTGTTTTTTTCAGTTCTTCTATTTCGGAATTTTCACCACCTTGCTTTTTCCCTTTTTCAATGAAATCGTATTTCTCTTTCAAAGTATTCTCATACTTTTTCAAAGCTTGGTCAATTTTTTTATCAAACTCGCTCTGAGCTTGACGTTCAATTTCATTTTTCAGGTTCGGATTCTTTGCCAGAATATCGGTTAATGATTCGACCTTTCCAATTTCCGCTAATGCGTTAATAGAAAGTTCAATTTCTTCGTCCTTTTCTATTTTCAAAAAGTCCGAAAGCTTTTCAGGCAGCCCCCTTTTTTTAAGTTCTGCCTTAATTTTTTCTTTTATATCACTCATAATTCAGAAATTTTAATTAAACATAAAAATATTACAGCTATCATTTTTTGATAGATATTTTAAAATCCCATATCTTATACTTACAGGATTTTTATTAATTATTTCAATATGCCTTGTTTCGTGAGGTAAGCCTTTTTACGAAATCTTTAATAATTCAGTTTCAAAGCCATATAAGTCTTCTGGTGTATTTTTGATATTTCTCTATAGATTATCAATGATTTCTTCAATAGAAGTTCTGATTTGTCCGCTTTGCGAAATTACATTTGTATTTTATCTGAAATATTCATGATACCATGTTATGAAATTTCCAAAGCTGGTCGCAACCAAATACAGCTTCAAGCAGCCTCATCTGTATATGATAATTTATTTGAGCAAATAATAATTTTCAGTAATATTACCAACAACAAAAACCTTCACTAAACGAGGGTTTTTTGAAACAAATAAGTTATAAAATAACAAAATTGCAGTTAGATGTTATTTTTAGCCTCAAACCAATCAATCCATTTTTTGATTGAATGCAATAATTTTTGAAAATTTTCTTTGTCTTTTTGCGTCATAAGTTTATCAATCGTATTTCTGCTTTTTGTCTTTTTCATAAATTGATAGACTTTTGTTTTATTTAACAAATCTTCTGGCTTCATAAATCGTATGCTTCAATTACATCTTTAAGACAATTAATAACTTCTTGCGTTTCATTTCATATGCTATATAACTACCGTCACCAATCCTCTCATTTTATATTTTTATATTCATTTACGGCCCTTTTTAAAACATCTTCTTCTTCTTCTCCTTCTTCTATATAGAAGATGATATTTTCTATGAAATCGTCATAATCGATGATTTCTTTTTTAGATAAAGCCCTTTTTTCTTCATATTCCTCTCGTGTAAACGGAAGAATATTTTCTATTTCTTTTCTTGATACAATTCCTCCTTCAGATTTCGGAATTATTTTTGTGATTTTAACCATTTTTTCTACCGCACCACCTTCTGGTTTTCAGGGCGTGGTGCGGATTTTTTAGACCCCTTGAACCACCGGCGGGAGTCGAACCCGCCAATTTCTTAATCATCT